ATGTCTAAAACGCTCCCGCTAACCACGGCTGCTGGCGTATCTACCTACACTCTTGCAGGTTCAGGATTGAAGCCAAAACATCTATCGGCTAACGATATAACCAATAGGGCTGAAATAAATAACGTCCCTATCCAGTGGATATTTGATCAACAGCAGTTGGCAACGGTGAGCAATGCGCCTCCAGCTTATTACGCATGGAACGTGAATGATGGTACGGATAGCAAAATAGAGCTATTCCCTACGCCCAATGGGGCATACTCGTTAAAGTTTAATCTGTATGTTCAGCAAGCTGCATTAGTAAATGATGACGATATTCTTATCCTGCCGAGTGAAGCTATCGAGATGGGCGCGTATGCTCGCGCGTTGGTAGAGCGCGGCGAGGATGGTGGGTTATCAAGCTCGGAAGCCTATGGGCTTTACAAAGGGATACTTGCAGATCAGATTGCGCTGGAGGCATCGCGGTTTGTTGAAAACGATGTTTGGGTAGCAGTTTAATGGCGCAGTCGATAACACCATTCTCAATATCGGCCCCTGGGTTCATGGGGCTGAACAAGCAGGATGCCCCTGTTGACCTGTCGCCCAACTTCGCCCTTGACGCAACGAATTGTATTATCGACAAAGCGGGGCGTGTCGGCGCTCGCAATGGGTGGGCAACAATTCATAGCGCGAATGCCAATTTAGGTACTGCAAACATTACCTGCATTGGCGAGCTGATCGAGAATGATGGAACATCAACTATCCTTGCTGCTGGCAATGGGTTTCTATTCAAGCTATCTGGCGCTACGCTAACCACACTGACTTATGGCGGCGGTGGAGTCGCGCCGACAATCTCTGCTAACAACTGGACATTTACACAGCTAAACGGAATTGGGATTTTCTTTCAGCGTGGCTATGATCCACTGATATATAACCCTGCTGTTTCCACAACGACATTCAGGAGAATGTCAGAACACGCAAGTTATACAGGGACAATCCCGCAGGCAAATGCAGGGCTAAGTGCCTATGGGCGAATATGGGTCGCCGATACGACTACCGACAAGAATACGGTTAAGTGGAGCGATGTTATTACGCCGCAAGTATGGACTGGTGGTTCATCTGGCAGTTTGAACCTGCTTGGTGTATGGCCTGCTGGTGGTGATGAGATTGTCTCGCTGGCAGCACACAACAACTTTCTGATTATCTTTGGACGCAAGCAGATACTTATTTATTCTGGTGCTACAACACCATCGACAATGGCATTGAGCGATAGCATCAATGGCATTGGGTGCATTGCGCGAGATTCAGTACAGAATACCGGAGAGGATATTATCTTTCTGTCGAATGATGGTGTAAGGTCATTGATGAGGACGATTCAGGAGAAATCATCGCCAATTCGGAACATAAGCAAGAACGTCAATGATGATGTTATCGCCTATTCGAAATTCGATACGCTGGATAATGTCAAATCTGTTTATTCTAGAAGCAATCAGTTTTATTTACTTACTTTCCCCGCTTCCAGCATTACTTATTGCTTCGATATGCGCTATCCATTGCAGGATGGTTCATCAAGAGCAACCATATGGACTAGTATCAATCCAAAGGCATTTTGCGACTCGAAAAGTGGAACGTTGTATCTTGGAGAGCCGGGCAATCTGGCAAAGTATTCTGACTATTTAGACAACGCAGCGACTTATCGACTATCGTACTTTACGACATGGATTGATTTTGGCCATCCTATTCAAGCATCCATCCTCAAGAAAATCATACTCACACTGATTGGCCTTACATCGCAACCAATTATTGTAAAATGGGCTTATGATTTTTCAAGCGTTTATAGTTCTCAATCGACAACAGTTCAAAGTGGATTCACTATTGCAGAGTATGGCATTGCCGAATATGGAATTGATGAATACTCAGGTGGTACGGACATAAGCACTGTATCAGTCAATGGGACAAGATCAGGGAAAGTTCTGCAATTCGGACTGGAAGTTGAAATATCTGGATATAGTTTTTCCGTTCAGAAGATTGACTTATTCACCAAAGATGGGAAATTGAGATGAGCAACTATACAAAAATCACTGATTTTGCTGCTAAAGATGCGCTATTGCATGGCAACCCAAGCAAAGTTGTCACCGGCACTGGACTAGGTGCTGAATTTGATGCGATTGCTGCGGCTGTTGCTACTAAGGTAGATGTTAACGGCGCACTTGGCACGCCATCATCAGGTGTGGCGACTAACCTGACTGGCACGGCTGCTGGGCTTACTGCGGGCAATGCCACGAATGCTACAAACGCCACGAACGCTACGAATGCTACGAATGCTACGAATGCCACCAGTGCGCCTACATTGGCAAATAATTTAGTACGCGCCACCGACCTACAAGTGCAGGCAGTGACGGCCTTCACCACCGGCGGAACAGCGACAGCCTTCACGCTCACACCGACCCCAGCGAGTGCGGCAAATACCACGAATCAGCGGTTCCGCGTTACCTTCAATGCGGCAGCAGGAGCCACACCGACTCTATCCATTTCAGGCCTCACGGCAAAGAATCTCAAGTACAAGGATTCATCGGGAACCAAGCAGGCCATTACTTCCGTGCAAGTACCTTCGGGCTGGGTCAGCGATGTTGAGTATGACGGGACGGATTATGTAGTATTGGATTTTGCTGGTGTCCCTGGTGTTCCGCAAAACAGCAAGAGTGCAGCTTATACGACAGTTCTAGCAGACGCGAATACGCATATTCTGCATCCATCGGCAGACACAACAGCACGTACTTTTACCATCGACAGCAATGCAAACGTTCCCTACCCGATAGGCACGGCTATAACCTTTGTTAATCAAAATGCTGCTGGTGTTGTCACGATTGCCATAACGACTGACACAATGCGGCTGGCAGGAGCGGGGACTATTGGCAGCAGAACACTTGCCGCAAATGGAATTGCCACTGCTCTAAAAATAACATCTACAGAATGGATTATTTCTGGCACGGGGTTGACATGAGCACTATTCAACAATTGCTTGCAGCGATAGGTACTAATGCAACGCCAACGGTCGAATATCTTGTTATTGCGGGTGGCGGTGGCGGCGGGGGCCAATACGGAGGGGGCGGAGGCGCAGGTGGATATTTAACAGCTTCAGGATATTCAGTTACAGCCGGATCGCCCATCACCGTAACTGTGGGAAATGGTGGCGCAGCAGGAGCTAATGGTAGTAATAGCGTTTTTGACACTATCACAGCAATAGGTGGTGGTGCTGGGGCGGCTAATGGAGGGGCTGGCAGTAATGGCGGTTCCGGTGGTGGATCGGGTGCGAATAATGCGACCGGCGGCACAGGCTCCCAAGGCAATAACGGCGGTACTTCAGTTGTCAATGCGGGCGCAGGAGGAGGCGGTGCGGGGGCTGTTGGTGGAAATGCTGGAGTAGGGGCTGGTAACGGTGGCGCGGGGCTTTCCTCATCCATTGATGGCAGCGCAACAACACGTGCGGGCGGTGGTGGCGGGCAGTACAGCGGCGGCAGTGGAACAGGGGGAACAGGCGGCGGCGGAGCAGGTTCTAACGCAGGGGTAGGTACTGCGGGCACTGCCAATACAGGCGGCGGTGGTGGTGCTGGTCAGACGGGGGGCGGCGCTGGCGGTTCAGGCATTGTGATTATTCGATATGCCAATACCTATCCCGATGCAGTAAGCACGACAGGTTCCCCGACGTTCACCAACACAGGTGGTTTCAAGATTTACAAATGGACTAGTTCGGGTTCGATCACTTTCTAAAGGGGCTATATGAAAATCACCGAATCCCAACACCCCGGCGAACCCTTCTGGCTCTACTGGCTAGGCAATGCTACGGCCATCGATGACAGCTATGTCAAATCAATCGGCATCGCGTGGCTTTTCAAGGAAGGCGGCAAGTGGGTATTCATGCCACGGATTACCGGCGAACAAAGCCTGTTTTTCAATGCCGTGTTTTTTCTGCGGCTGTCGCTGCCGCTTGGTATTTTTGCCTCAGTGCGTTGGTCGTCTGCTACTGACAAGAAATCCCTATTGCAGACGGGGTTTGGCTGGAAGCTGAATGGTCGACTCGGGATATTGATGCGTATTCAGTCTGATAAAACCAGTGCTGCCGGTGTTACTGGGCCTAACCTTGGGCAAGCAGCCGGATTCAACTATGGGCCACACTAACATGATACCGCCTCTTGATTACAAGCTGATTCGCAACCTGATATTTTTGGGCGTGATCGCTTTTGTTTCGTGGGCGCTATTGGCAGAATATGTATTTATGCCAGTGCTGCACATGCTAGGCGGTGGATTCCGCCTTTTCGCTTACGGGTGGCGCACATGAGATCGAACTGCCTCATCTTCGCTATTTGGCGCACCCTGCGCCGTGGGGGCGTGCTGATCCTGCAACGCTCACATGCAGGGCCGTATCTGCATTCGATGTGGGCTGAAAAATTGCCGGAGGATTTACCAGTGGAACACTTTTCGCCTGAAGATAAATCAGCAGGGCTGCACCTTGAGCCGTTGTTCATCGGCGATGTTGCTTACCATGTAGGTAAGGCGCACGCTAATCCGCCAAAGTCTAATGGCTGGATTGATCCTGTGTTCCTGTTCTTCTGGATTATTCAGCTATTGGGATGGACTGCGCTGATTACGATTCTTGCATTCCCAATTTATTCTTATGCGTGACCGAATCCTTAAAATCCTGATTGCGCTCGACAAGCTGGTGTATCAGATCATGACGCTTGGCTATGGCTCGGAGTTCGATACCATCAGCAGTGCAGCCTACCGCATGGAGCAGAAAGGCCGCTGGATAGGACGAATCTCGCGTCCGGTGATCGACTGGATTTTCAGCAAGCTTGGTGACACAGATCACTGTTTCATTAGCTACATTTCCGCGAAATACTCAAAACCAAACGAGACTTTTTAATATGCTGACATCACCGACCGCAACTGGCGTATCCGCCGCATCGGCAGCTACGTTTGCCGGGATATTTCTCGGCATGTACCCGGACGCCATGCTGATTGGTTTCGTCACAGGCTTGGTCGCGCTGCTGCATGTGCCACCAAAGCCGACTCAGCGCACGCCGCTGCGCATCTTCGCACTGGTGGCAGGCAGTGCGTTTCTCTCGGGTATCTTCTCCCCTATCGCATCGGCGGCAATGGTTGGGTATTTCGAATGGGCGAAAACCATTGATCCCGATGCGTTGCGCCTTGCCGTTTCTGCCGCCATTGGCGGTGGCGTGCACCTGCCCTGGGCGCGCAAGTGGTTCGCGGGGAGGGCAGACAAATGAATGACATTGTGCCGATTCTTATTGCCTGCGTGCTGGCTGGCGTCATCATAGTTCGCTCGATTTGCGTTGTTTACCAGTCATATTACAAGGACTATAAAAAAGGCGCGATTCACTTTGTAGGGTTCGGGTATAGCTATGTCGCCTTTGGCGCGGCTGCGGCAAGCGCGCTGATTTATCTGATTACCGGCAGCACTATTTATAGCAACATTTCAATTTGGGCATTTCTTGCCGGTAACGCAGGGATGATTTTGTTCGACAGAAGGAGTCGGCGATGAGTTCAAGAAGCCTGCTTGATCTAGTTCCGCCTGTACGTAAGAAAGCAGAGGATTTCTTATCTGCATGCAAATCTGCTGGTATTGACGTGCTTATCTACTGTACCTATAGATCACCAGAGGAACAGAATGAGTTATACAAGATAGGCCGCAGCCTACCCGGCAAGATCGTTACCAATGCTCGCGGTGGACAAAGCTGGCACAACTTTCATGCAGCGTTTGATTTTGTGCCGATGGTCAATGGAAAACCGCAATGGGCTGACAAAAAACTCTATGCGAAATGTGGTGCTATTGCAGAAAGCGTCGGCCTTGAATGGGCGGGGCGATGGACTGGTTCATTAAAGGAAACCGCGCATTGCCAGTATCGCGGTGGATTGACATTGGCGCAAGCCAGATCTGGCGAAACTATTATTTAAGGAGATTCAAATGGATACAAAAAGCGCATTAACGTCTGTCACAATCTGGGGTGCCATCATTTCCATTCTGGCCTCAGTTGCACGTGCAGCAGGCCTGGATATTGGCAGCACAGATGGCCTTGCAGAATCCGTTGTTGCCGTGATTGGTGGATTGATGGCGATCTATGGCAGGGTACGCGCAACAACGAAGATCGGCTGATCATGTTCAACCCGTGGGCGTTGCTGACTTTGATCATTGCCTTTGTCCTCAATGGATTCTATTGGAACGCCCGCGGGAGTAATGCGGAGCACACGCGCATGGTAGCGAAGCTGGAAAGCGAACGCGCTCAGGCATTACAGAAGGCTCGTGATATAGAAACCCAATGGCAGGAGGAAGTAAATGAAGTTACAACAAAGCAAGCTGAAAAACTGGCAGAAGTGCAGCATCATCTTGACGTTGCTATTATCAGCCTGCGCGACCGCCCCAAGCGCTCCGCCACCTTGCCCGACACGCCCAGAGTTGAGTGTGCGGGTGCCAGTGGGCGAGAGCTTTCAAGAGAAGATGCAGAATTTCTTGCAAGGGAAGCAGCCCGAGCCGACACCCTTAGAGTCGGACTCGAAGCCTGTTATGCGGCCTATGACGGGACAATGAAATGACCGACTTCTTCGATGCAGCATCCGAGCGTGAAGATCGTGACCGTGAACTGGCTATCGAGCACCACAGGAAAACAACATCATCGTTGCTCCCTGTTGGTTACTGCCATTGGTGTGATAGTCCGGTTAAGGCAAGCCAGTTGTTTTGCGATACAGAATGCCGTGAGGATTGGGAATCTGAGCAGAGAATGAAGCGGATTGGCGGGGGTTGATCACAACTTCGCCTCATTCATTAGCCAGCTTGATATAGTCTTTGCCATTTCATGCTCGGCATCTTTTTCAGTCGTCATTGATGTAAATGTCGGATTTAAATGCTGGCATGGCAGGATATATCTATTGTTTAATGTTTTTAATTGTATGGATAGGTGTCTACTTCACGTTAGGCGTCCGAAGACTCCACCTTGACAATCCGCGCGTTCTTCCCGACACCGAGCACCGGGATCATCCGCACGTTGCATAGCGCTTCCTGAACAGCGCGGGTCACGTCTCGGGGAAGCCTTTGCATTTCGAGGCTCTGAGTTGCCAGCGCACTTTCGAGTGCGGCAACGCGGCGCTTGAGGCCAGCGATCTTCTCGTCACGCTTCTTGAGCTTGTGACGAAGACGCCTAACAGTGCGCTGAACCGGACCTTCGTCGGCGGGTTGCGTTGTGCCTTCTTCATGCGCCATGTGCGCCTCCTTGTCCGGTTAGCTCTGCGTTGGGCGGCAAGTCGTCGGCAGTCACTCGCTTCTCGCGGGGCTTCCCGACCACAAGCCAGTATTGAGTCGGCGGCGCGTGTTTCTCCAACCATGCTGTCAGGAAGTTTTTCAGTTCGGCCTTCGCCTCTGGCGGCACGTCGGGGTAGTCGTCAGCAATTTCGCCCACCTCTTCATAAAGCCGTTCGCCCATGTCCTCCAGAATCTGCTCGACAGAAAAAACATCGTCGGCCTGCATGCGTCTGCAGTCCGCCTCCCAATACACCGCGCCCTCTTCAAGCCGACCTTCGTCGTCCAGCATGTCGAGCACATCGCCAACGCTGGTCATGTTGAAATCTTCTTCGTTGATGCTGTAGCAAATGTCCATCTTTGTCTCCTGTGAAATGCCGCCCAACACGGCGGTCAACGCGGACCTTCGCAAGCTGCGCTTGCTCGGCCCGTTACCTC